AAGGTAACTTCTAATGGTACAGGTGTTGACTTTGAAAGTGCAGGTGGCGAAACGCTTGCACAGTTTGAGACCGATGGGGCCGTAACGCTATATTACAACAACAACCAAAAACTTGCCACCACGTCCACAGGCATTGACGTAACGGGCACTGCTGCGATCAGTGACAAGGTCAAAATCGGCGCTGGTGCAGACGGTCCTGTAAACGGCGATGAACTTGTCCTCTCTAAAGTTCAGACTAATGTGGGCATGAGCATTTTGTCGGAAGACACCACAGGCCAGTCGCGCTTGATTTTTGGCACACAAACAGACACGTCTGCTGCAAAAGTTCAGTACGTAGCCAGCAGCGATGAACTATTTGTTCAGTCTGGCGGTGACTTGCAACTACAATCGGGCGGGACAGTTACCCGCGTTACAGTTGACAGCAGCGGCAACGTCGGTATTGGCACGACAAGTCCCTCAGTCCCTCTGGACGTAACTGGCACTGTAAAAAGCACGGTGTCGTCTACAGGCGATTTCAACTTCAACGCAGTATCTAGTGGCGGCGGAAACTATCGAATTTATCCTGACGACGCAACCACTGCCAATCCTACGTGGTTACATCAATCCAACAGTTCCGAGGATCAGGCGTGGGTTATTGGCGGTGTTGAGCGTATGCGCATCGACAGCAGCGGCAACTTGGGCATTGCTACGTCTAGCCCAGCAGAGGCGTTGGATGTGACGGGCAACGCTGCGGTCAGTAACAAGATAAAAATCGGCGGAGGTGCAGACGCGGATGGTAACGCCGACGAGCTTGTCGTTTCTAAGGACATCAACAATGTGGGCATGAGCCTTTTGGCCGCTGATGCCACCGGTGTTGTTCGGCTTTACCTTGGTTCGCAGACAGACACTACTGCTGCAAGTATTCGCCACAGCGAAAACCTCGACCGGCTGTTCCTTCAGTCCAAGGGTGACATATATTTCCAGACGACTGGAAACAGCACCATCGCAACACTTAATAGTTCGGGCGACTTGGATGTTACCGGCGCACTATCCAAAGGCTCTGGTTCGTTCAAGATCGACCACCCGCTGAAACCAGACACGCATCACCTCGTTCACAGCTTTATTGAGGGGCCGCAGGCCGACAACATCTACCGGGGCCGCGTGGCGCTGGTGGATGGCACAGCGACCGTTAATCTGGATACAGCAGGCCGCATGACCGAAGGCACTTTTACTGCTTTGAACGGCAGTGTGCAGTGCTTCACAACCAACGAGCAGGGCTGGACTGCTGTTCGCGGCAGCGTGTCGGGAAACCTCCTGACAATCGAAGCGCAGGACGCAGCTTGCACTGACACTGTGTCATGGATGGTCATTGGCGAGCGTCATGACCAACATATGATTGACACCGCGTGGACTGATGCAACGGGGCGCGTCATTACTGAACCAGAAAAGCCTGCTGTTGAAGAAAACGATTTAGATACCGAATGAAGGCGGAAACAATAGCTGGTTCGGTGACTTATGTTCGGCTTTAGCCTCTAAGACTATAAACAATAACCTTTAAACTCTAATAAAGAGGAATCTTTATGTCAAAAAGAAAATATCGTAATCAAAAGCGTGATGAGCACATTCATATAATTTATTCTTTTAACATCATCCCTAAAAATGAAAAGCAAGATAACTTGATACGTGCTATTAAAGCTTATCCTATTACGATAACGATTGGTTGTGCCGGTACTGGTAAAACTTACTGTTCTGCCGGTACTGCCGCACAGCTATTTCTTAAAGGAGGATATAAGAAAATCGTTTTGACAAGAGCTAATGTTCCAACAGGGAAATCCCTTGGTCATTTCCCCGGCGACATTAAAGAGAAAATGACACCTTGGCTAATGCCTATGCTTGAAGTACTAAGCAAGGCTTTCGGGAAAGGTAAGTTTGAGTATATGCTTAATAAGGAGCAAATTGAAATACAACCGATTGAAACAATCCGTGGCCGGTCTTACGAAGATGCGCTGGTTCTAGTTGATGAAGCGCAAAACCTTTCATTAGATGAACTAAAAGCAATTACTACCCGTATTGGTGAGAATACAAAACTCATCCTAATGGGAGACCCTGCTCAGTCAGATGTCAAGAATGGTAAAGACCTTACTGACTTCTGCTACTTGGTTCGTAAGAACGGTATTGAGATGCCGGTTGTAGAGTTTGGAGTTGATGATATTGTAAGGAGCGACATTGTAGCGGACCTCGTAAAGATGTTCCTACAAGAGAGGCTCTGAGTATATCACAGGAGCAGCGTTAGGTGTGATTGGATGGTAACCCCCATCTGACAAGCTTAGCGTTGCTCCTACCTATCACAGAGAGACAGTATTATGGAATTTACAGAAGATGAGCGAACATACGCTTTTATAAAGGCTAAAGAAGAGATAAATGAACGCGCAAAGTTTGCAGGGGACTATAAAAGAGGTTTCAACGACTGCATAGCTTTTCTTATGGTTTATGACTCACATCTAAGAGCTAAATACTCTGAAGCTTACAAGTTTATAGACTTTGAGTGGAAGACTTCAAAACAGTTTTTAGTTAAACTGTATAAGAATAAAATGACTCTCCCCAAATTGGCCCAAACATGTGGGTATAAGGTAATCACAGGCGAGAGACCTACGCTTGGTGATATTGCTTTTGAACAAGGAACAGCAATGGTCGCAGAGTTCACTCACTGGTATTCTCCAGCAGAAGATAACTCTGGAATCAAACAAAAACGCAGGCTAAAAGTGAAAGAAACATGTGATCTTTTAGCTCGGCCAATTAGGAGTTAACTATGGCAGTTTATTACTTTGAAGGTGCTCAAATTCTTGCACCAGTGAATTTTATATCCAATGAACCTATTTACGACTCGGATACAGTGTCGTTGAAGAAACAACGTGCAACTCAAAACGCACAACGATGGGAGCTATCGTTTAATACGCTCCGTACAACAGATAGCACAGACGCTATTATCGCTAACCTTACTAGCGGTATTACTTCTACGGCAACAATGATTATGCCACAACTACGAAATGTAGCAGAAAACACTACTGCTTCAGGAACACCCCATGTTGATTCAACAACAACCAAAGGGACTTCTGCTATACCTATTGACAGGAGCACTTCTTCAGGTATTATACCTAAAGGAGCCTTTATTAAATTTTCTAACCACGATAAGGTTTATATCACAACTCAAGAGTTTTCTCTTGCAGCCGGTACAGTGGCTAACTTAGCTATCTTCCCTTCTTTGCGACAAGACGTTCCCGCAGGAACTAATTTAGAAACGGGAGACGACTGTGTTATGACTTACTACCGTGATCTGAATGGTGTTAGGGGTATTCAATACACAGATGGTATTCTTTCTAACGAAGGTCTTATTGTACTAATTGAGGCGATCTGATGAGAAGTTTTAGTAGTAATGTTCAAACAATTTTGAATTCAGATAACTTGGAATTCTTTTTCCTTGTTGATTTGTATTTTAATAACACGTACAGGTTTACATCCTACAGCACAGACTTAACAGTAGCTAGTAATACTTATATTTCTGATGGAGGTCTATTTGAAGTAGACTCCCCTGATTTTTCTAGTGTGCTAGACCGAGAAGCGTATCGTATTGTCATTTCGGATTTGTCTAATAACTTCTTAGCGGAAATTCGCTCTAATGTTGTCGGCAAAGCTGTAGAGGTTCGTGCTGGATTCATTCAAGCAGATGGCACACCTAATACTACAACCTCTGATTTGGTTTATATTTATCGTGGAACTGTAGATCGTCCGACAATAAACAATGACTTTGGTGAAAAGAGGGTTGTAATAGAGGGTACTTCCCCGCTATCTGATTTGGATGCAGTTAATTCATTTATGACTTCAAAAGCAGGTATGGATAACGTGAGTTCGACCGATACATCCTTTGATGAAGTCTTTGACAACAATGAAATTGAACTTAGGTGGGGGAAACTGTAATGGGTATTGAAACAATTATTTTCACGCTTATCTCTACGGTCTACCAGAGCATGTCTTACAACAAGATGAAACGTGCTCAAGAGGCTGAAGCAGACAAGCGTAGAGGCTCCGTTTTCCCAATCCGTGGGCAGGCAGAGAGTGTTCCAGTAGTTTACGGTCGTGCTGCCTTAGGTGGTATTGAAGTTAAACACAAGACAATGAGAGACTACGTTCATAGCACAGGTACCTTTACAAAGAACTTAACTGCTGGTGCTACAGGAACAAAGAATGAGTTTTTGTTAGTTCAATCTGTTTTGGCTCAAAAAGAGATTGAAGAAGTTCTTTATGTTAATGTGAATAATAAAGACTATCAAGACAAAGATTTTAATCACAACTTTCTAGTAGGTGCTCCAGATTCTGCAAATGCTTTAGGCACTGCTAACGGAATTCCTACAACTGCAACTTTCTCTAACTGTACAAACTTAACTTCTGTCTTCAGACTTAAACGGGATAAGCCTCAATACTCAGGCATTCCTGCTGTAACCTCTTTTGTAAAAGGTCGTAAAGTTAGAACGATTAGCGCGTCTAATGTTTTGTCTACATCTTACACTTATAGTAATAACCCTGCTTACTGCTTATTGGACTATCTTTTAGATGCAGACTATGGGCTTGGTATTACTACCGGTGAAGTTGATCTGGCTAGTTTTAAACACGCAGCAAACATTTGCGATACTGTAGTTTCTTCTGGTCGGCTAGTTGGCGGCAGAGTTCATGGTGTAAAACCTGTTAAAGAGTACGCAACCGTTGGTAACTTACCTACTATCGGTGATGATGCTTTCTTGTATAAGATTGGTGAAAGCACATATAAAGAGTGGATTTGGACTGACGAAGAAAACGAGGTAGGTAGCTATTCGGACACTACCGCACCTACTCGGAATATTCCTTTGTATGAGTGTAATATTGTCCTAGATACTTCTGCAAAAATTCGTGACAACATACAGCTAATACTCAACACAATGGGTTTAGCAGAGTTAACTTGGACCAGTGAAGGTCATTATAAGCTTCTCTTGGAGTATCCTGCTGACCAAGCCGCGCTAAACGCTCTTGTTCATTCTGACCACGAGTTTGATGAAGATAGCATTATCCGAGAAGAAGTGACTTTGTCTTGGCCTTCTGCTGAAGAACGCTTGAATCAGGCAACAATACGGTTTGCTAATGAGCATGAAGACTTTGCCGAAGACTCGGTAACTTGGCCTGTGACAGACAGCGCAGCGCATTCCGCTTATCTAACAGAAGACAACAATAGACCTTTTGTCGCTAACGTATCTTTAGATGGTATCACTGACCCTTATCATGCCCAAGCTCGTGCAGAGCAGCTTGTTCGAGAATCTCGCTCTACCTTTAATATTTCTCTTACGGTAAATAAAAAGGGTTTGTCTTTAGAGCCGGGTGACTTCTTTAAGGTTACTTTACCTCAACAAAACTTGACAAACGAGATATTCCGTGTAACTAGCATTAAAGTTATGTCAAACTTTACTGTGGAAGTTACTGGTATTTATTTCGATGTTAATACCCTAGCTTGGTCGGTTAACGATGACATTGCTTATGTAAGCCCTCCTGCTTTTGAGTTTGACTTAGATCCTCCAGAAAACTTGTCAGTAACCTCTGGTACTTTTGTCAGCGGTGATGGGAGTGTATTTAACTCTTTCCAAGTTGATTGGGATAACGCAGACGACTCTAAGGTACGTGACTATGAAGTTCAGTGGAAGCAGTCAACAGATTCAACTTACTTCTCCGCAGTCACTCAAAATGAAAACTTTGAGATTGTAAACATTGTTCCAAACGTCACCTATGATATACGAGTTCGCTCTCGTACTGCTACAGGTATTCTTAGTGACTTTGTTTCAACAACTGATTCTAACGTTGGTAAAGATACTGCTCCAAATGCCCCCACCGGGTTGGCAGTAGAAGAAGCCTACCAGCTTCTAAAACTAACCTACACTGCCCCAGCAGACAAAGACTTAGCCTATATTGAAGTCAACGAAGGTTCTACAAACGTATTTGCTAACTCTACACAAGCAGGGTTCGGTGAGCGAGGTCAGTTTATTAGACCTAACCTTGCTAATGAGCAAACTTTGTATTTCTGGGCAAGGGCTGTTGACTTTTCTGGAAACACCTCAAGTTGGGTTGGACCTGTTAATGGTACTACTACCTTGATTGCTTCAGGGTCTTTCGATGAAAACGTTCAAGACATATTAGACACAGCTGGATTGGACTCTGTTAACTCGCTCCCCGCAAGCGGGGACTTTGACAATCAGATTGTATTCAATCTTGCTGACAATATGTTGTATCGTTGGACAGGAACCGCTTGGACAAACGAGCTTTATACTGGAATTGAAGATGGTAGTATTGACTCAGATGCTATTGCAGCATCAGCGGTTACAGCAGCTAAGATCGGTAATAATGCAGTTACAACTGCTAAGATTGCTGTAGAAGCAATTACAAGCACAGAGCTTGGGGTTGACGCTGTTACGTCTGCTAAGATTGCAGCGGGCGCGGTTACTGCTACTGAGATCGGAGCATCGGCGGTCACCAATGCTAAAATTGCAGTTGATGCAGTGGATGCTGATCAGATTGCGGCGGATGCGGTTACTAATGCTAAGATCGCCACTGGAGCAGTAGACGCAGGTCAGATTGCGGCAAATGCGGTTACTAACGCTAAAATTGCAACGGGAGCGGTAGACTCTGGGAAAATAGGGGCAGGTGCAGTTACAACTGCTAAGATTGCAAATGAAGCAATAACTGAAGACCTTATAGGGCTAGATGCAATCACAGAAACTAAAATTAGTGATTCCGCAATTACAACTGCTAAAATATCCGCAGGAGCGGTTACTGCAAGTACTATAGCAACAAATGCTGTTACTGCTAATAAAGTAAATGCAAATGCAATTACAGCAGGAAAAATTGCAGCAGGCGCAGTTACAACTGCCAAACTTGATGCTGATGCTGTTACGGCGGATAAAGTAGCAGCTAATGCAATTGAGGCAGGTTCTATCGCAGCAGGTGCAGTTACAGCAGCTAAAATCGATACAGACGCAGTTACAGCCGATAAAGTAGCAGCTAACGCTATTGAAGCAGGTTCTATTGCAGCAGGAGCGGTTACAACTGCCAAACTTGATGCTGATGCTGTTACAGCAGATAAGGTGGCTGCAAATGCTATTGAGGCGGGTTCTATTGCATCGGGTGCTATTACAACTGCAAAGTTAGCAGCGGGGGCTATTACAACAGGTAAGCTAGCAGCGGGCGCTATTACAACAAATAAAATTGCAGCAGACGCTATTACAACAGATAAGATCGACGCTGGAGCGGTTACTGCTGCTGAGATTACTGCGGGGGCTATTACAACAGCCAAGATTGCAGCAGGGGCGGTCACTGCTACTGAGATTGACACCGGTGCAATTACAGCAGGTAAGCTGGCTGCCGGAGCAGTTGAAGCTGACAAAATTGCCGCAAATGCTATTACAACAGATAAGATCGACGCTGGAGCGGTTACTACAAACTCTATTGCTTCAAATGCTATTGTGTCAAACAAAATTTTAGCAGGCGCAATTACTGCAGGTAAGATTGATACAGATGCCGTTAGATCAGACAAAATTCAAGCGAATGCAGTTACAGCAGACAAAATTAGCGTAACTGATCTTTCTGCAATTTCTGCTGACCTTGGTACGATTGAAGTTGATACAGCTAATATTGCTGACGCTGCAATCACTAATGCTAAAATCGGTAACTTAGCGGTAGATACTGCTCAGATTGCAGGGTTTGCGGTTTCTGTTGTTGAAAGCTCTGTTGGAGGTACTGCTGACAAATCTATTGCTTTTACTAACAACAGTGGGGTGCAAGCTGAAATTCTTGTTTTCTGTTCATACAATATTTCTACTACAGGTCCGGGTTCTGCGACGGTTGGTATTGAACTTTTAAAGAATACTACTAGTCTTGATTCAGTAGATGTTACTCGGCCCGACTTGTCTCCTGACTCCAGTAGTGCAGGGATAAAAGGTACGCTTGTTGCGAACACTACGGTTAACAACGGGGTGAGTAGAACCTTTTACTCGAATAAAACTGGATCAGGTACTACTGTAAAAAATGATCTAATCCTATTTATAAGGTTTAAGTAAATGAATTATATCGGATATGAAGTTGACACAGGTATAACATGTGAGCTAATTACAACGAATAATATTGAAGGCAGAAAAAGAGAAGGTTACGGTTACATTGAAGCCCCTGAGTCTTTTTCTCCTAAGATGGTAGGGTTAACAAAAGTAGTGGGTGGAGAAATTCACCCCTACACACCTCCTGTTGATGAGGAAGAGCTTTGGAACAAGCTACGAATAGAGCGCAACAGACGACTTTCTGCTTGCGACTTTACTCAATTCCCCGACAGCCCTTATAATACAGAACTTTGGGCAGAGTATAGGGAGTTGTTAAGAAACCTACCTTCTACAATAGAAGATATTACACAACCTGTTATTTGGCCACAAAAACCAGAATAATCGAAAGGAAATATTTATGTTGAACCTATTGCCGGTTCTTGCACCAATTTTGACTCAGCTTATTTCTAAGTTGGTGCCTGATAAAAACCCCGCTGAACTTGATGCAGAAGTAAAAATGGCACTATTGGAACACACTGACTCTTTGGAAAAAATCCGAGGTCAGATTGTTATGGCTGAAGCCAAGTCTGAAAACTGGATTGTTTCTGCTTGGCGACCGTTGCTTATGATGGTCGTTGTTCTTATTATTGCTTGCAACTATTTGCTCTTTCCAATTATCGGTATCTTTTACCCTGAAGTCATTACTCTAGACCTCCCGCAAGAACTGTGGCAGTTGCTAACTATTGGTGTTGGTGGTTACGTTGTTGGTCGTTCAGGTGAAAAGATGGTTGATAAATGGAGTAGCAATGGGGGTAAAAAGTAATGGAATTTACTAGAATGAAAATGACTAGTATGTTTGAAAAACCAGTTGAAAAGAAAACCTACAACTGGCGCTTTGGAAAACGTTCTGAGTCTAAGATTGAAGGTATTAATCTTGAACTCGAAAAAGTTACTCGTCGGGCACTTCAGCTTTCTCCTGTAGACTTTGGTGTTACATGCGGTCTTCGGACTCAGCATGAACAAAACCAGCTACGGGTTCAAGGTAAGTCACAGATTAAACACTCTCGTCACCAAGACGGTATGGCAGTAGATGTTGTTGCTTACGAAGGTTCTCGTATTACTTGGGACTTAGATAAGTACATTACTATTGCTCAAGCCTTTGCAGAAGCTGCTCGAGAACTAAATGTTACAATTCGTTGGGGCGGTGCTTGGACTCACTACTTGAATGACAACGACGCTAAGGCTGCACACGAAGCCTACGTTTCATTAAGAAAATCACAAGGGCGGCGTCCTTTTATTGACGGACCTCACTTCGAAATTCCGAAATAATAAATACTTGACCCTTATGATACAAGAGGACAGATTTATAGATCTGACAGTCCTCCAGAAGGACGACCTGCTGGGAATTACCCGGTAGGTCTCCTTTGTTTTTAAAGAGTAAAAAATACTTGACCCTTATGAGGGAGGCCCCCTTAAGATTATATTTAAAGATATAACTAAAGATACTATTAGTTCTTATGTATCTTTTAATATAATCTATTAACAACTACAACATAAAGGCATTATGCCTGATTACAAAATAATGAGGTATCAATATGGCGCTCGTTAAGACAGCTGCTAATACTATTAAAAGAGGACCAGAAACACCTAGTGCTTCTTATATGTCTCTTAAGCCTTTGTGGAAAAAAGCCCGTGCTGTGCTTCAAGGTGAAGCTCATGCTAAAGCACATGATGAATTCATAGAGGTTGATTACAATAACTTGCTACTGCCTTTTTCACCTAGCATGACTCAAAACCAGTATGACTTCTACAAGTCAGAAGCAGAGCTACCGGGGCTTACAACACAGTATGCTCGTGTGCTAATTAGTGCTTTGCTTCGTAAGCCTTCACAACTTAAGTTACCTGAAGAGCTTGAGCAAGTACAAGCTTATGATTGGATCACAAAAGACTTTACCCTTGATGGTGCATCCTTGTTTAATTTCTTAGATGCTGCTATCTGGGAAGAACTTCAAACTTCTCGTGCTTGGGTTTACATTGATCACCCTGTTGTGCCTGATGCTGAACTAGAATCAATGATGCCGGAAGAGCGTATGAAAATTTCACCTTACCCTGTTTTGATTAAGGCTGAAAACGTTATTAATGTTCAAGTAAAGACTCATCCGATTACTCGCGCTAAGACTCTTACCCGTATGGTTACTCGTTACATTATGGAAGAGTATGATTCAAACAACCCTTGGCATCCAGACTATGTTGATACTGTTTGTGATCACTATCTTGATGAGCAGGGTTTTTT